TCGAGCGAGATCGACGAAGCTCATATCAGAGCAACGTCCTTTCCACTTGAAGCCATGGTAGACCTCAGTGGCAGTCACGATGCGACCCAAAAATTCACTGGTATGGTCCGCATCTAAGGTTTTCACCTCAGATATCGGAACACCCAATGCAACCATGACCTTACGGTACAGGGCTGCGACCTCGCGGTCGAATATCACACAGTCGTCACCTACGATTGCATAATCGTAAGCTCCGTTCTCGTCGGGTGCAACCCCGGCTTCCTCGAAGCACGACTGCACAAGGGCATGATGGCCCAAGGCAAAAGCCGCGAACGTCGGAAAGACGCCCAGCGGAGAACCTACGGTCCAGTGTACCCGCTGCAAAGCGGCATCACTCTCCCATAGGACTCCCGGAGATGTCACTCTCCGATGCTTTTCGTTCTGGTAGAACCAGTCGCCTCGGCATAAATCTCTCAATAGATGGAGCCATTCCGGCTCACATCCATTGTCAGCTAACCAGGCCAGTTCCAGCTCCAGAGGGAAATTGTCGGTTGCATTCGACAGATCCATGGAGACCGAAGGCTTGCCTTCGGCCAACTTCCGTTGGACAAACGCAATACCCGCATCTTGGTCATAGGTGAAATCATTGGGCACCCTTTTCAGGGCACCAAAGAGTTTTCGACCCAGGGGACCAGTCAACGACTGGTATACACGGCCTGGATTCGCGGCAAACCGGAGTTTCATCCCCGGTTCCGGAATCAAGGCGAGGACGCCCATTAACGGCATCTGTTCAGGATGCGTTTCTGGGCCTGATCGCTGATCCTCTTCGATGACCATCTCTATCCACTCTTTCGAGTAGCGCGAGATGCCTTCGAGAGTAGGAGCTATCATGCTCCAACGACTGCTCGTCCAGTAAGGTCGAGCTATGAGGTACTCTGCGGACGACACCACAGCCTCCCTTTCGGGATACGTGCGGAAGTCGTGCGGTGCGCGTCGTGTCTCACTAAAACGGTACTTCACCAAAGGATCTCCGGACAGCTTTCCAACTGTCACGTTGACCTTAAGAGGTGTAGTATACATTCTTTTGAGCCCATCGACCATCGCCTCAACTTCTGGATCTTGTCGCATGATTGCGCTGCGCATTTTGCTAATCTGCGCAGGGGTCGCTTTCACGTCAGGATCGAGGAACATGATTCCGGTATAAACCATTATCGCGTTCCACGCCACCCAGAAGTTCGACTTAGACATCCGAAACAAGACCCCGAAAGGCCCTGTTGGGACACCACGGCGGACTCTCACCCAACTCTTTCCCTTGTCACCAAGAGAAGGGCTAGGAGAGGCGGAG